TCGCTAATGTGGTCTATGCTGATCGTATGGGTAATGGCGATACATCTAGCGGAGAAGGCTGGATGCACAGGGGGCGTGGCGTCATCCAGCTTACTGGAGCGCACAACTATTGTTTATTCGCAGAGGCCATAGGCAAGGACAAAGATGCGACAATTAAATATTTAGGCAGCAAGGACGGCGCACTTGAAAGCGCCTGCTGGTTCTGGAATTTAAACGGACTTAACAAATATGCTGACAACGGTGACATCAAGGGCGCGACCAAGCGGGTAAACGGCGGCTATAATGGCCTGTCTGATCGGGAGCATCACTACCACCGCGCAATGTCTATACTAGATGGATCATACAAGCCCCAGACAGCCCCTGTGCTGCTCAAGGTTGGCTCTAGAGGCCCAGAGGTCACTAAAGTGCAGGGGGCGCTTAATCTGGACGCTGACGGCGTATTTGGGCTAATGACCAAGGCGGCTGTCATGGATTGGCAACGCAGAAATGACTTGACTGAAGATGGGATAGTCGGCCCTAAGACTTATGCTGCCTTGATCGGAGAATAATATGCCGCTGCAACTGCTAAAATATAACGCTGGCATCGTCAAAGATACCACCGAATATTCTGCTGGCAAAAACGGCCCATTTTATGTTGATAGTGACCTTGTCAGATTTGTTAACGGATACGCTGAAAAAATCGGTGGTTGGGAAAAGGACAGGTTCTTTTTTTTAAATCCTGCCGGCAGTGCAATTTCTACCGAGGGATATCTGACAGGAATTGGTCGCAAGATGCTATCGTGGCGAGGTGTGGATGGAGTTGACCGAATTGTTGTCGGCACCCACAATCACCTATATATTATTCAAAACAACGCCATTTATGATATTACACCACTGAGAAAAACTACAAGCAATCTCTCCAATCCTCTGGTCACAACAAGCGGAAGTAAAATTGTGACTGTGACTGACAGTAATCATGGGGCCGATACGAGCGACTGGGTGGTCATAAATTCAGCAGCGGCAACGGGTGGCGTTACCGCCGACACTCTCAACAATCTAAATGGATTTCAGATCACTCGGATTGACGCAAATAGCTATACAATTGAAGTGCCAAGTGCTGCTACAGGAAACGCCACAGGCGGCGGCACAACTATTGATATAAAATATTTAATAGGTGTGTCTGGTGGATTGGGAACGCAAAGCTCAAGCCCCGCGCTCGGTTGGGGCGTTGGCGGCTGGGGAGAGGCTGGCTGGAACATGCCAAGATCACTTGCACTATCTCAGGTTAATCTTGAAAACTCTTCTTGGACATTAAATTTATGGGGTGAAGATGTCATAGCAACAGTTCGGGGCGGCAGAATATTTTACTGGGACACTAGCGGATTAATAACTACACGAGCATCTCTTGTTTCTGCAATATCTGGTTCAGCCTCTGTTCCTGCAAAAGTTAGAACAACTGTCGTAAGTTTTCCTGATCGTCACTTTATCGCAGCGGGTTCCAGCGCATACAATGCCTCAGACGGTAGCTCTGGCGTGTTTGATCCAATGCTAGTTCGCTGGTCTACGCAAGAAGACTTTACAAAATTTGCGCCAACAGCACTCAACACGGCTGGTGATCAGAGGCTTGAAGTCGGCACTAAAATTATCACAATGGTCAACACACGCGAGGAGACAATCATATCTACAGATGAGGCTGTATATGGCATGACCTTTGTGGGTGACCCATTTATATTTTCATTCAGATTATTGGGTACTGGTGTTGGCGCAATCGGCCTAAATTCCATGATTGCAATCGACGGCACGACATATTGGATGGGTAACAGGTCTTTTTATAGCTACGATGGTATCGTGCAGGAAATACAATGCCCAGTGAAGCACTTCATATTTGAGCGCATGGCAACTAGATTTTTTGACAAAGTTATTGTCGGCCACAACGTCGAATTTAATGAAGTTACGTGGTGGTATGCATCCGCAACAAACACAGATGCAAACCCCGAAAATGACAGCTACGTCACGTATAACTATAACGAGAAGGCGTGGTCGATTGGCTCAATGTCGCGCAGTGCGTGGCACGATGCATTTGGTGAGCGAGATAAGCCGTTTGCATTTTCGCCTGAAGGATTTCTGTACAATCAAGAAACAGGAACAAGTGACGATGGCGCGGCCATGAATGCGTTTATTGAAACTTCGCCACGCGAAATAACAGCGGAAGGCGAAAACCTGTATATGGTAGATCGAATTGTGCCTGACGTAAAAATGGGAGCGAATAGCAATTTGTCGGTCTACATGAACACGCGCAAATACCCAAACTCTACAGAAATCACCAAGGGGCCGTTTGCAATTACGTCAACAACTGAAAAAGTAAGCACTCGCGTCAAGGGTAGGCAGATCGCTCTGAAGTTTGAAAGCACTGGCACAACTGACGAATGGCAGCTTGGTGACCTGAGAATTGACACAAAAATAGCGGGGATGAGATGACCAAAGCAGCGCCACTAGCAGTATTAAGACTGCCGTCACCTCCACCCCAATATAATCAGGGCTTCATGGCGCGGTTGATCAACACAATGGAACTTGAGAAGCAGGCGACATATTTTGCGGCGTCTGTTGGTTTGAAAAATGCGGTTGACCAAGCTGAAGCTGCTGCGTGGTTCGTATCATAAATGTCAAATAATTATAAAAACGCAAAAATTGATCTGACAGGTACGGGCGCGACAGTTCTTTATACCACCCCGCCAGCGACCACCACACTTATAAAGTCGATCATAGTATCAGAGGACAGCGGCAATGCAGATACGATTACGGTGACGCTGACTGATGCGGCTGCATCACCCGCTGTATTTTCTTTGTTTAAAGTTAAGGCAATAGGTGCTAATGCTACGCTAGAGCTTTTGTCGCAGCCTCTAACTGTTGAAGAGGGCGAAATAATAAAAGTCACAGCAGCAACTGGAAATCGGCTGCACGTTGTGGCTTCACTACTGGAGATAACGTGATGGCAGTTCAGTATGACGCAAATAACATCGCCCTGACAGATGAGCGCGGTATTGCTCTGCAAGACCCCTACGGCACTCTGGGCGTGTTGCCAGCAGAGGACGGTATGGAGACAGTTGATGTCTACCAGATGCAGTCCCAGCCAGCCCCCACTCTTGCTGAAGGGATGCGCCTTCAAGACGTTTACGGCACATCTGCCATGCCGATGTATGAGTTTATTAAGCCAGTCCAAACAGGCACCCGCACGTTCTCCACTGTGCCAGACTTTGGTGGCACAACTTTTAATGGCGAACCAATGATGGCGTCACCCCGCAATGCAAACGCAAACTCGACTGATATGGGGCCAATGCAGATCGCGGCTGGTGGCGAGTTGGGCGGTATGATTGGCGGTAGTGTAGGTCGGTTCTATCTTGATCAAGCAGCAGGCGCTAAAAATTTTGGCACCGCATTAACCGCAGGCACAAAAGCATCGTTTGGCAATAAAATAAAAGCCCCTGTTATTGATGGGCCACAAGTTGGCTATGGCTACGGCGCTGGTCGGGCCATTGGTGGTCTTTTAGCGGGGGAAAGCGTGGGCGATGCAGCAAAGGGCGGCGTAAAGGCTGGCATTGGAGCGGCAATCGGAAATATGATTGCACCGGGACTTGGTGGGTTTATTGGTGGCGCTATTGGTGGCCGTGTTATTTGCAACGAGCTACAGCGGCAGGGCGTAATGAGCAGGCAGGACGTATTGTTGGACTATCGCTTCACCAGAGATTACCTGACGCCACAACACGTCAATGGATATCACGTATGGGCCGTACACGTTGTAAAGCAAATGCGTAAGGGCCGAGGCGTCAAGATGTGGCGGCACCTAGCCCAACACAGAGCCAACGAAATCGCTTATATTTACGGAAAGCGCGACAAGCCCGACTATCTGGGCAAGATTTATCGAAAAATTCTGGAACCAATTTGCTGGTCGGTTGGCTTCTTCTGCGAAAAAACTGACTGGTCTGTTCTATATCAAACGAAGGAAATATAATGGAACCCGATCAAATGCCCGAAATGCCCGAAATGCGTGGCGCGAATATGCGGCAGGAAAAACGCCCACAAAAAGATATGGGCCAAGCATCGCCAGAAATCGCGGCTGCACTTGTTCAGCGTCTTGGCTCAATGTCTGAGCAGGAACTTGCAATGCTCGACAGCGTTATCAGCCCAGAAGTGGCGCAAGTGCTTATGAAGCTGCTTCCAGAGCTTGCAGAGCTTATTGCGGCAATAGAGGGTGGCGCAGGCGGTGGTCAGCAGGCTCCAGCCCCCCGCCAGATGGCTCCACAGGCCGCGCCAGAGCAAATGGGCGCACTGGGCGGCATGGGCTAATGATGATCAGAACGGCGACACCTCTGGATATATCTGCATTATACGGAATGCTGCACGTAATGCATTCTGAAACAATACACGATGTGTCGCCAATCCGATCTGACAAGCTGATCGCAGCAATCAGCCGCGCCATTCACGATGGTGTTGTGTTGGTGGCTGAAATAGACGGCAGAATTATTGGCTCAATTGGTGGCGCAGAAATGACCGACTGGTGGAGCGACAAAAAATATCTGGCCGACAATTGGTTTTTCGTTTATCGCCAACACAGAAAATCGACCATTGCCACCCGATTAATTAAGAAATTTATGAAAATCGGACAAGAGTCTGGCGTACCAGTCAAGTTAGGTCACGTCTATTCTGGCGATGTAGATCGCAAAGATAATTTTTACGAGCGGCTTGGTCTGACCAAAGTCGGCTCACTTTTCACGGAGGCTTAATCATGGGCAGCATGTGTACACCATCATATTCGTCGCTACCAAGCTCATCTGATACATACAGCGCAGATGAAGTTCCATCTTGGGTATCCTCCGCTGGCAGATCGTTATTTGAAAAAGCATCAGAAATTGCGGCGTCAGATTATCCAACATATTCGGGCGATAGAATTGCAAATTACGGTGATGACAACAGCAAGCTGACCGATCAAGAGCGCAAGGGCATGGGCCTACTTGGCAGTATATCCGACACGGCAAAACCCTATTTAGATAAATTCAATACTGTTTCAGACACTCTGGGACAAGGCTATGGCGCTGCAACTAGAGACGATTTGCTCGGCGGCGAGTATGAATTTGATCCATTTAGCCTTCAAGGCGCACAGGGTTACATGGATATCTATCAAAACGCGATGGACCCTGCGGTGCGCGAAATCGAAGAGCAAACCACCCGCGCTCAAAACGATGCACGGCAACGGGCCGCAATGGGCGGTGGATCATTCGGATCACGTCTGGGCATAATGGAAGGCACAGCGGCTGGCGAGGGCGCACAGGCCGCTGGAGACCTCAGAGCGAGGGCAGGCCGCGAGGGCTTAGACTTTGCCTCTGGACGATTTGATGTGGATCGCCAGTTCGGTGCAGAACGATTTGACACTGAACGTGCGAACAGATTTAGCGCAGAAAATACATTGCGTTCTGGCTACGAAACGGATGAGGCGTCACGGCGAAATCAGATGGATAGCTACGCCACTGCTGGCACGTTGGCGGCAGACCTACAAACTCAAACGGCGCAGGGTCTTATCTCATCTGGCGAGGCAACGAGACAGCTAGACCAACGCGCTCTAGATTTAGCCTACGCTGACTACCTTGATCAGCGGGAGTATCCAGCCGAGCAGTTGAACTTTGCTCTGGGTGCGCTGTCCCAAACGCCTTATTCCAAGGCGTCCAGAGGCTATCAGACAGGCACACAGATGTCGGCCAATCCTTCCGTGTACGGCCAGACAGTCAGCGGCATTGGCGGTCTGTACAGCGCGTATAAATTGATGAACCCAACAAAATAAAAGGGCTAGGGCATGGAACTGGGCGCAAGCGACACTACTGAATTTGACAAAATGATGGGTGCATTGGGAATGCTTTCTGGCAGTAAGGCTGGAGCGCAGAAAGCCTTTGACGCAGCAAGCGCCATGTACGCCCCCGTTGAGGAGGCCAATCCTTGGGAGGCTTCCCTGCGATACTTTCTGGAAATGGGCAAGCAGGCATCACAACCGGGTTCCACATTGTTTGGGTCGGCTGTTGGGGCTGGCCTTGTTCCGCTCGACTACCTGACTGCCAAAAAGAAAGAGAAGCGCGACAGAGACGAGAAGGTGGCCTCAACGGCGATGTCTCTTGCGCCATCGCTGAAGCCGAAGGCTGGTAAAGTCACATATCGTCCTGCCACCGCTGCCGAATTAACACAATACGGTGCAACCGCTGGTCAAATGGGCAGTGATGGAAAGTTTTATGATTTATCTAAAACGGCTGGATCGACATCCTTGTCAACATTTGGAATTGTTGATGGTGCGGATGGAAGATTAGCTTTAGAAACAATTCTTGGAAAACCTGTTGCAGTAGATGGGTTTGGTAATGTTGTTTTAAATAGTGCCGACCAAACTACAGCCTTAACCGCTGGACTGTTAATCCCAAAACAGTCGGGAGATAGCAAAATAACAACAAAAACAATCGGCCAAGGTACATTGGCAGAATATATGAGCGAAGAAGATGCCAGAAAGTTTGTTAAAGACTTAGGTTTGCCCGAAGATAACCCAAATTTTGAAAGAATTGTTGGGCAAATAACAGCAGGAGATAGCAGTCAAGTAGGCAGAGCCGTTACTCAGGCTGGAGTGTATCTGGAGTTATTCCCAGTTTATCAAAATGAAAACATGGTAAACCTTCAGTTATCACCATCTAAAACTGCTGCTAAACCTTACTATACTACATACGTTGAAAAACGACTTCCGTTGATTGCTAAAGCTGTTGACACATATAATACACAAGCGCGGGAAGTTCTTCCAAGAGCGCGAGAAGCTATGGCTTTGTTAAAAACAGGTCGAGTGGAGACAGGAGCTTTAACTGCTGCACTGATGCCATTTAAACAAGTCTTCAACCAAGCGTTTGGTGTAAATGACCCAGAAGTAAGAGACTTGGAAACTTTACAAGCAACGTCAAATTTTATGGCACCAAAAATGCGGCCCGTTGGCTCTGGATCAACTTCAGATATGGAATTTACAGCTTACCAAAAAGCTGCCCTTTATTTGGGAAATTCACCAGAAGCAAACTATATATCTTTATATGCATTTGCAAAAATGGCTGAAAATGGCATCCGTTTAAACCAACTTGAACAAGAGCTTTTAACTTCTGGAGACTATTCTGATATGGCCTCAGTTAATGCTCAATTAAAAGTTGAAGACGCAGGTATTTTTGAAAAATATACTGGAGACCCAAATGATGCCGCTGAAATTCAAGCGTTCTATGATAGTGTGCCTGATGGTGCTGTTATAATTAACAACGATATATTCAATAGCGAATCGTCATATATAATTAAAGGTTGGGGTGCTTAAATGGCTGGCATAGATTTACCATCTGACGCTGCTGGAGTAACGCCAACAGCAAAAGTAACAAGAGAAGGCGAAGAACTGCAAGTGGCAGAGAAGTCTTATTTTGAGCGCATGATGGAAATACCGTCAGCATTAAAAGACGCATACACTGGCGAAGGGCAAGAAGTTGAATTTCCAGATGTACCAGAGGCGGCTGACATGGGTGGTGATGCACCCAGCTTGGTTGAAGGTATCCTTCCCAACATAAAAACATTTTTTGCGCGTGATGACGTGGGCAAAACAGAAATATTGGAAAACGCTTTTTCTGAAGATGAAAGATGGGGCGGTAGGTTCCAAGATAAATTTGGCAACCCAATGATCGTGTGGAATAAAAAACCATACTATATGAATAAGCCGGGGCTTTCTGGAACAGATTTTGGCACGTTTGTTGGAGAAACAATAAAAGCAGCGCCTGCAATGTTAATGTCTGGAGGCGCTTCTGTTCTTGGCACTATAGCTAAAGGAATCCCATTGTATTCTGGAACAGAAGCTGGCTCCCAAGTTCTTGAAGCTGCTATGACGCCCGTAACAACAAAAGCCAAAAAAGAAACAATGGGTGATCAAGCCGCAGAAATAGCAACCGCCACCGCTTTGGGCGTTGGTGCAGATGTTTTATTGCCTCCTATGTTAAAGGGCGCAGGAAAGGTTATTACAGCCCCGCTGAAGGCTGGGGCGCGTGTGGCGTCAACATTGCCATCCCTTCCACAATCGGTTCGCTCTGGCCTGTCTGGTGTTGTGTCTCGTATGAATGCAGCACCGCAAACATCTACATATGATTTAAGCACTGGGCAAAGGGCTGGCCCCGCTCCAGATACTAAGCAGGCGCAATTATCTGCATTGGCAACTGAGCAGATAGAAACAGAAGATATGCTTAGAAGAGCGGCCAGCACGGGGAAAGATGCGACTATAATTATGCGAGGCTTTGATGAGCTTCAAATGGATCAAATACGTGCTGATGCTGCCGCATTGCAATCTGAGTTTGGGTCAGGAAATCCGCAAATCACTCAACTGGCTGAAGATGTGGGTGATGCCGCTGCGACTGATATTCAAAAAATAGTATCGTCTAGGGCAAACACACTAAGTTCACAAGCGAGTGATGCCTTTGATGCTGTAAGAACAGCGACAGATGCCCCGCAATTAACGCCAGAAGGTTTGGTAGAAATTGCAAATAATGCTGTGGCAATGATACGAGCAGAAACTGGGCCTGCCATGCGAAATAAAATGCCAGCGGTTCAGAAATATTTAAAAAAAATGAACCAACTTGTTAAGATTGGAAAAAACCCAAAGGCAAAGCCCGTATCTCTTGCAACGATTAAAGACTTTCAAGAGGCTTTAAATATAGACATAACCGAAGCCTTGGGGCCAAGTGGTATTCCCGCTCAAGGTCGCATCTTAACAATAATGAAAAACGATCTAAACGCAGCATTTAATTCAGCCATTGAAAAAGGATTAATGACTGGTGATCAAACTGTGTTGGATCAACTTGCACAATCTAGGGCGCTTTATACTCAGTTTATGGGCCTGACTGGAAAACAGTCTGGCAAAGATAAATCAATAAATGCAGCGAACAAAATACTTGAGATGATTACAAATCCAAGTTCTGCAAACCCATCTAGTGGCTATACGTCACGGCAAGTTGTGGGCGCTCTATTTGGTCACGCAAAATTTGCGCCAGCGCAGACTGTTCCTATTGTGGTAAATAAATTAAAGTCAATTTTACCAGAAGAAGAGGCAGACCAAGTTATACGGCTAATGAAAGACGCTGTGCTTGAAAGAGCATTTTCTGGAAGTGGAAAGTCTGGTGTGACACGAACAAACATTGTTAATAATTATCAAGACATATTTGGTAAAAATAGCGATGTTGTAAACGCTTTGTTTTCTCCAGAAGAGATAGCAAGAATTTCTAAATTTAGAGAAAATGTTTTGCCAACTATGTGGGCAGAAATAAAATTAAACCCATCAGGATCAGCGTACACAGGGGTGAATGCAATGGTCAGATCAGGCTTGATGAATGCAATTAATAAACTTCCATTTGTTGGTAGAGAGCTTGCCCTTGGATTGGAGGAGGGCGCAAATAGAAGCGCAGCACTTGAGGCGACACGGTCATATTTACGAAGAGCAAACGCCCCTCTGCTTTCTGGAACTTTTCAATCAGCTACTAGGCCAGAAATTGTAGAAACAATGACGGTTAACGAATCTCCCACGGCGCAGGCCATACTTAAAAGTTTGCCCCCAGAGATAGCCGAAAAAGTCAGACAGGCCGCTCAGTAGCTCAGAAGCCGTCCCTTAACCCATCCAATATCTCACTGAGGGTGGGCCTTTTGTCTTTCTTCTCATAGACGCACTGAAAAATGCGGGGGCATTCTGAAAACGACAGCGTTGGATAGTGATATCCAAGCCCCCCAAATCCCGCTGAGAAGCGATAGACGCAAATTTTCTGACCAGTATTTTTGTCAGTAATCCGCTTCCACAAGCTGCAAGGTACGTGCGTGGGATTGGCAACGCCAGCCAGCGTTACTGACAGCAATAAAATTTTAATCATAATGCTAACGTGACTAGATAAATGCCACCACCAAGCACGGCCACAATGCCCAGAGCCAATCCCGTGATTGCAAGATTGTTTGCCATTTGGCGCTTGCTCTCCATTGCGGCGTATACTGTGCGCTCTCGCTCTGCCCTGATTTTTCGGCGCATACCAAGCATTTCGTCATAGGTTCCCAAACCAAATCTGTAGTCCAACATGAACTTAATCTCTTTTTCCTTTTCGGCCAAAGTTTTTTTGCGGATGACGATGTCCATAGCTTCTTGCTCTATGTTGTCGGTTCCGTGTGTTTTTTTATCTAACCAAGTTGGATTTTTGCGTTGAGACTCAGCGCGGGTTATATCGGCAACTGCGCCATACCAAGCGCCTAGTTGTTGGCTAACGTCCTGTATTTCACGGCCAGCACCGACCAACATTTTAACGCCCTTAAAAGCGGCATTGGCGGCTGCAAATGCTGTAAGCGGATCAATCATGGGTCATCACCCCCTAAAATGGAATAGGGTCATTATAGCGGCTATTTGGGCTTGTGAACAGCCGCAAGCTGTCGCGCCTGTTCCCTGATTAATTCGCGCTGCCTTTCAAGCTCCTCAAACTGCCGATCTAGACTGGACAGGGATGGAAATTCAACCACCGTTTTATCACCCATCGTCTTCATCCTCCACTTCGCCACTGCCATCACAGTAATCGCAATTGATCCATTCGCCAACAGGCTCCAGTGTGCCACCAAATCTCTGGTGGACTTCCTTTTCGACCTTGCCGTGATAATCGGTGTGGTCGCACTCTGGGCAGGGGATAGTCATGCTGTCTTCCTTCCAGTTTTCAAATTGTATTCAAAGCGCAAACCGCCCAAGCAATCGCGGCAACGGATGTAATCAAAATAGCCTTGCGTCTTCATTGCCTCATGTGCCGCCTTTCCCGCTTTTGGGCTGCTTACAGTATCGACCCACTCTTCTGAGCCACCATCTTTAATTCCAAATATTTTAAAACTACGTGCCATTTTTCTCTCCTTGATTAGTGGGGGCGCGATGGCCCCCTGTTGATTAGGCACGGGGTCGGTAGCAATACCAGCCACCGATCTTTCCCAAATGCAATGCAACCAGTCTATCGCCATAAGCGTTTTTGTTGGATTTAATTGCAAACAATTTACTGGATGGCGAGTGGATGAGCGACAATGTGTGGCGTCCAACTTTGAGTATTTTGATGGTCATTTTCTGTCTCCTTGGTTGGTGGGGGCGCGATGGCCCCCGTTGGGTTATGCGATGACGGCTTTGACGCGAATTGTCTCGGCTTGCCAGATTAGAATGGCGCGTTTGACGATTAAACGGATCGCGGTTGGGCGAGGTCGAACTCCAAACTCATCTGCGGAATATTCATACGCCGCTAACGCTGCACTTCCCCAATCGCAAGAAAGCTCATAATTAGTCACAGCTTCCTCGGCCAAGAGGTCGATTTGATTTTCTGTTAAATATCGGCTCATTGTGGTCTCCTTGGATTTTTGATTTTTGATCTTACTTAATACATATAGTGATACCCCAAGATATATCAAGGGGTATCTTTAAATAATTTATTAGGCTGCATCAAGGGCAAGCCAAACGTCAGCAAATGCTTGTTCGTTGCATCGACTGATGAATGCTGCGCGGGTGGCTGGGTCGTTACAGAACGCCTCGCGCAACCGCGAATAAATGTGGATGAAACCATCGCCATGTGGCTTACGCAAGTAGCGACCTTGGCTCCGATCAGCGCGGTAAAGTGTAAACTGTACATAGTGTGCAACCTCATGCAGCACTTGGATCAAGTTACCGTGATCCACATCGCCTGTTTTGATAAACGTGCCACCGCACTTGGCGTTGGCGTTAAATGATTTGTATTCGTTATAATAGACGTGGCCGTCCAGAACTTTATCCTCAAAACATTTATGTCCATTTTCATATTTGCCGTTCTGGATGTTTTTGATCTGCCAATACGACAAGTTAATCACAATTGAACTGTGACAAGCATATGAGCAATTGCCTCTGTCACCGTTTGGCTTTTTAACAACCAACACTTTTAGCGCATTGGCTTTCTGAATTTTTGTCAGTGAAAACTTAGTGCCGTCGAGGCCGTCGAGCGCGTTCTCAACCAAAGATGAAATGAATGGGCGCTGTGTGTTTAGATCGTATGTCATTATAGATACTCCTGAGTGGATGGTGGTCGGGGCGCTATGGCCCCGTTTTAATCAATCAAAGCTAATGTCACTGCCACGTTTTGTGATCAGAACTCTGATAGGCTCAAGGTCAAAATCTTTGCCTAGTTGATCGTCTAAACTGGCACGAAATTTATGTATGCAATGCACTGTGGTGGCGCGTCCGTGGTATTTACTACTGCTGTTAAGTGCGTTTTCAAAAGCTGCTTCAAACATTTTTTTTCCTTTGTTTCTCTCTTATACAATACATATAGGCATTCTTATTGAGAATACAATAGCACAATACAAACTAAATACATTTAATTAATAGATGAGGGGCCGAAGCCCCCCGTTGGTTATTTAAGAGTTACTTTGAGCCAACATGCCCGTGCATTGCCTTGCTGGCTGGTGAAGTGGCTGCGAGTGCAACCGTTTTGGGCATCCTGCAAAAACCATTTATATATCCCCAAGTCACCTCCGACATATGTTCCAATGGTTACATAAACTGGATAAAGCGGCTCATCTCTTACAAATACTTTGATTTCGGTAACTTCATAAACGCAACCGTGCTGTAGCAGATGGTCGCCAATCTTAATGGCCGCTGGCATGATGCTTTCAGTGGTGTAGTCATCATAGGTCAATGGGTTTTCTTGCAGCCCGTCAAAGTAGGCGACCCTTGCTGCATTTGTTGCCGCGATGGTTTCTTGATTTACGATTGTCATTGGGTCTCTCCTTGGTTGCTATACCATTATACATAGCAGGTATGTCAGGAGATACAATAGTAAAATACAAACTAAATACATTTAATTAATATATGGGGGGAAATATAGGGGGAAAATAGGGGGAAGCCAAAATGGGCGACTTTCCCCCGATGAAATTTATGACGCAATCTGATACAGCCAACAGTCCATGTATCCTTCCCCAGCGTCTCGCCGTCTGACGTGAGATTTTTTTGTGACATAGCCAGCATCGACAGCGTGGCGCATAGTTCCGCAAATTTTGTGCGAATTTTTTTTCAACAAAACTGCGATATCTTTGCTGGTCATAGGCCCGTGTCTCTCCAATATTGTTAATATTGGCTTGAACGCTGACGTATCTGTGCGGCTAGGAATTTTTTTCACATCAATCGGCAGCGGTGGCCGCAGTTTTTTTCCGTCTCTACCCTTAGTTTTTGCGTAAAATTTCTCCAACGTCAGTATGCAATGAGCATAAGTATTTTCATATGAAATCTGCTCTAATCTTGTTCTGTTTCTTCTCATCTGTTCTCTCCCTCAGATTTTATAGTTTCTCATTCGCAGATTGCTAACAAATCGATCAAGCTCGACCTGTGCTGTCCATAAATTTTGTTTTGTATTCGGCAGCGGATCAACTGCATATGCAGCGTTGTGGCATCGCTCAACTTCTTGTCGTAAGAATTTTAGTTCGGCTTTATGCGTCAGTAAAATCTCTTTCATTTTTTTTCCTGTATGATAGATTACTTTGGAGGGTGGTTTTCATATCAACATTTGCCTGTCGGTCTGGTTAACGTCACCGTGCCACCCTCACGATTCCTGTCCTCCTTCAGCAACTTTTTTTGGTAAAATTTAATCTGTTCTCTGAGGCCGGCATTGTCAGCCTCCAAGCGTTTATTTTCTTCGTTTACTCGCTGATATTCATCGCGGTGTATCAATTTATTAAGCCTCCATTTGGTCATTTTTCAAGAAACTCCAGCACTTGCTTCGACGCATCGCTTGCGCCCCGTCCAATAATCACACTGTGGCCCACCGATCTTAAATATTCGATCATTTTTTTCTGATCGGGGGAAAGTCTGCCACCCGTGACCCTTTTCATCTCCACCCACAAATTGCAGGAGGGGATGTACAAGTCTGGTATTCCCCTTGTGACCCCCTCTGCCTTCAACCGTGTCGCCACGCTAATCGATCTCTTCTCACCGTTTGGGATCGCAAAAATCAGCGTGTCTGGATATTTGGCGCGAAACCAGTTCACAAACCCCACCTGTTCCGAATGCTCAGAGTGCTTAAAACGGTATGTCTTCGACACCCCAATCAGCGTATGGCCCTTCTTGGTTTTCAATTTTTCTCTCCAATTTTGTATAATCGAACTGCACAACCTCAAAATATTTCGGGTTGTATGTCGAAGGTTTTATCTTGATGCGGCTGGGGCTATCCCACCATTGGCACTCGTCCAGAGCCTCGTTAGTTGTGTCGGCCCCCGATGACAGCAACGGCTTACGCGCTTGGTATCTACTGGCGGCGTATCCACCATGATCGGGGCAGAGCCATTCGTTCACTGATAACATCCCAGCGTAGTACGTGACTTTGACCGAGTCAGGCTTCCCCTCTTTTTTGTGCCGATGGTAAATTACGCTATCCACATCGACCCACTCCTCTTTTACTTGACTGGAGAGCATGGCACCAGAATAGCTGTTTGAATTGTGGTTCAAAGTGGGTGGCGGGAATTGATGGCCGCAGACGTGGCATTGCAACGCCGCTGCAAAGCACAGTGCTTGGCAAGCCTCGCACATTTTTACGGGTGCCGTACCCTCGCCTGCCCCCGCGCTTTTATCCTTGGGTTTTACCCTATCTATAAATCCGTGCCTCAAACAGTTGGCTCCGAAATCAAGCACCAAGCAATCAGTCTTGCCTTCGGCTACTCTCGTACCCCTCCCAACCATTTGGATATAGAGGCCACAACTTGCGGTTGCTCTGCACAAACAAACAACGTCCACAGCAGGATGATCAAATCCAGTGGTTAGCACGTTCACATTTATCAAGCATTTAAGATCACCGCTCTTAAAGTCTGCAATCGTTTGCTCCCGCACGGCGCTGCTGTCGTTACCTGTCACCACGCCGACATCAATGTCGTGCGCCTCAAATTCATCCTTCAGCATGAACGCATGATTGACGCCAGAACTAAACACCAGCCAGCTTTTTCGATCCGCGCTCAGTTCCACAATCTCAGCAACCGTCTTCCGCACCAGTTCGGGATCAGACGCAGCCGTTGCGAGGTCGCTCTCAATAAACTCACCGCCCCGTTTTTTTACGTTGGTCAGATCGATCTGGTTCAGACCGCCCTTCGATATGACTGGCGACAGGTAGCCCTGCTCCATCAGCATATCGATTGGAATGTCATAAGCGATACCGTCGAACAAAGCACCCGCACCTTTGTGGAGATAGCCACTGTCCAATCGATAGGGTGTCGCTGTCAGACCCACTATTTTAATGGCAGGATTGCACACTTTCAGATCGGCAATAAACCTGTTGTATCGCGTCTCAGTATTTTTTGGCAGCATGTGCGCCTCGTCGATCAGAATAAGGTCTGGCGCAGGGATGATGTCATAGGCGCGTTCCCAGACGCTCTGAATGCCAGCAAATGTGATGGGGCGGTCCAAAACCTTCTGTTTCAGCCCCGCACTATAAACGCCGTAATCAGCCTCTGGATACATCTTCAACAGGCCATTGGCCCCTTGCTCCAAAAGCTCCTTCACATGCGTCACAATCATTACCCGTGTGCCAGAAAATGACATGGCGTCCCTTACGATCTGCGCTATGATGGCTGTTTTGCCCGATCCAGTGGGGGCGACTATAAGTGGATTATCACCCGCCTTACTCGCCCAATAGTTGTACAAGCTATCGACAGCTTCTCTTTGGTAATCGCGTAATTCAAAGGTCATGGGACAGAACTCTTTCTTCACGTTGACTTTTCTTCATCAAACAAATCACCCAAGGCCGCTGTGCGAAACAGCGCGGGTTCGTGGGCTAATCTTTTCATTTGTTTCGTTTCAAAAAACCCAATGTATTGCGGATTGTTTATCATAAACAGGCGTGTAAACAGGGCAATGAAGTCGTTAGATATTTTGTAATCATCCCCTTTTGTCACGATAGAGCTTTCCCATCGTACTCTGTTAGCAATTAGCCACCCGCTTAGTCTTAAATGCCCCCTGTAAATGGCTTGAAGAGTGTATCGTTCAAACAACCTGTAAAACTCAGGGTTTAAATTGTGCCATCTTAACCACTTTTTTCCCAAACGGCTTTTGTTTAACATTTTAAAGAATTCATCCTCGGTCATTGTTTTTCTCCAGCTTGATCTTCCCACCAGTTTTCCATCACGAAAACCGTTCTCTCAATTCTTCGCTGTTGTCTTGGTTGCGAATGACGCCATGTGGGGTCTGATACTCTACGAAATCATCGCCAGCGTCTATGATCTCCCAATCGTCAGGCACCATAAACGGATTAAAAAGATGCCCCCCCGCTCCCTCCTTGCGGCTCCAAGTGCCGTCTTTTTCTGGGGTGCTGTGCGCGTCCGTCCGATCATTAACTTCTGGCAATTCACCGCCGTGACAAATCGGAATATAATTGCAAAACCGACAGGCAAACTTTGACGGGTCGTGGCTTATTTTAGACGGTGGCTTTTCGTCAAAGATAATATTGCTGGCTTTGCTGATCAAAAAATCACCCTCTGCCCGATCCCGCTTGATCCGCTCAGAATAAATCTCATCTGTGTTTTTGTTCACGGCAAAGAAATAACAACGATCAATGTCAGCCAAGTGCATCCCGACTTGGCACTGCGCCCAGTAAACGGGCTTACTGATCCTGACGCCTTTCATCTTTGTTTGGGCAAACGACTTGTCGTTCATCGTCTTGAACTCCAGCGTATGCGGCTCTGCACTCTCTGGGAAACCAATTCCAATGCCGTCTAGGCTCAATCCAAAGTGACCCCCGCAGGCCGTGTAATTTATCTGTCGGCCTGTCTCTGGATCGACCTCCCAGACCTCGACCCCAATTGCCCGAAGGTTTGCCACGATCCGCTCTTCCTCGCGGTCGCCCGTCTCAAACAGGCGCAGCATACGCCCCTCAAATCTCTGTGAGCTTGCGTGTCGAAACTGATACCAGAGCGCCCGACTGCACGGGTTGCCTATCTGGCTCCCCCCAAGATGCGGCCTGTGGCCGTTATCGCGGCTTGCCTCGTAGTGTTCGTAAATGGCCTGCACTGTGGGCGATGGATTGTATTTATCAAGGTTCATCTCGGCTCCTCTCTATTTGTAAAATGGGGCAGCAAAAGCCGCCCCATCGCAAAATAGATTATCGCTTCCAAGGTGGTGCTGCCGCCGCCGCTGGAGCCGCCGCAGGGGCCGCTGTAACAGCGCCGTTGGTTTTGGCACCTGAGTAGCCCTTGATCTCATTGCTGGCGCTGTACTGACCATCTGCGGCTTTAACTGCCACCTTCACCACCAGAGGCTTGTCGTGCAGTTCGCTGCTGTCGCGTGGCGTCATAACTCCTATCGCGTGGCAGATGGCCGACAGAGTGCGCTGGGCGATCTCAGTTGCAATCTGGTTCGGATTGTTGAGGTTCAATCGATCTATCAATTTGCGGCCAGCGTACTGGCCCTCGACAATCTCCAGACCAAGCTGCAAATAGCTGCCAGTCATAGCCTTAGTCGGCTTCTCCTCGCTCTCGACAATTACTGCCGAATAGTTTCCCGCTGGTAGCGGCTCATATGTTGCGGCTGGTTCAATAGCCGCTGCGTTAAATCCGTTCAGTTCCATGTGAGTTTTCCTTTTCTACTCTGCTACAAAATCTGCAAATGGGTTGCGGTCAAACGTGAATGCCAGAGGCTCACTGATGTTAAACCGATTTTTCGTGACGCTCGACGCCTGTGGGTGGCAGATGATCTCTCGCTCCCCCGTCGAGATCGCACGTTTCTTGTCGCCATCACCGCCACGAACAAATGTCTTCAGCCTGATCATGCCCACCATGTCGACATTATCAGTGTAATGAGGGATCGACTTCTTGTGCATCCGCACGGTGTATCGTGCGTAGCTTTCTTGATCTGGCAGGTCGAGCATCTCAGTATCGGCATGGCCGATAAAAATGACGTTCATTCCTTTCTCGTAGGCGAGTGATCCCGCCCAGTCTCTGATCTGCCGGTGCCTTTCAGCCGCCGTGCTATAGCCAGCGCCGTAGCCGCCGCCAGCTTGATTAATCGACTTGGCTTTTGGATCAGCCGCGACAATCTCAGCCTCGACCATCGTCGCAAGCTGGGTGATCGAATCAATCACCAGCGTCTTGTGGTCGTGCGTCTGTGTGGCAAGCGCCTCAATCGCGTCCAGCACGTCCTGCGTGGACGTTGCCAGTGGAAACAGGCTTACTTTGTCATTGCCGGTCAGACTGGCTGTGCCGTCCTCCGTGCGAATGAACACCGGGCTAGGCCACATACTAGCCAGTGTAGTCTTCCCCATTCCACCTTCGCCAAAGAGGGTTGCTATAATCGGACGCTGTCCCGATGGCTTGCTCAGTGTTTTAAGATCAATCGCCATTATAATTCTCCCATTCTACCTGTGCCATACTTTTTCTGTCTGCTGCCAACGATGACATCTCTTTCAAAATTGCCTCTTGAGTTTCAACAACGTGCAGAAAATCGTATCCATCATGGACGTTATTAAAGATCAACAATGATTTATTGCCGTTTAAATCTTTAACATCACCGCCCCATGTTTCTATCATTTTAACATGATCAAAATTAACAGTGACAATATTTGTCCTTCCTTCAATTTTTGATCTCAAACGAACCCAACAAGCCATTACTCAATTCTCCATGCCCGAAAGCTGCCATCGTCCTGCTGCTGGCAACGCACCAGCATCCCCATGCGCTTTCCCGTGTTGCGAATTGATGTGGCTTGCGACTGCTCATCGACAACAACGCTGTCTCCAACGCTCATTTGATTAAGCAAATCTTTCCACTTGCCCGATCTGTCCCGCGAGGGTGCCGTCATTGGCACCCCCTTTTCGATCTTAAACATTACCAATCTCCCTTAAATACTTTGGCGAATACCTCGTCCAAAATTTCATCTATGCTGCGGTTCATTCTGCAAACTCCAAGTCTGGGTGGTCGCGCCACCTGTTCAATTTTCGCTCTAACCTGATCTGGTCTGGACTTTTACTTTGGCCGTCCATCACAGTGACGGAGGCCAGAGAAACAATCAGCATTTCAAGCTCGACATCAGTGAGGCTCATCACACCACCTCAATCTTGACGCCAATCTTTCCAGCTTTTGTTTCAAAGGCAGGCGCGATCTTGGCCCACAACTTTGGCTCGTTTGCCAGAAGGTAACGACAGCCAGCGGCATCCGCGCTGATTGTGTGTTTCACTGGGTGAAGGCTAGTTGGAATTTTACGGCTGAGTTTGTCCCAAACGATGGGATCAACTTTACGAGACACGGGCTGTGTCAGCGTAACTTTGTGAAATTCAATTTTGTGAGATATGCTGCCCTCTTCTTTGACTTCAAGGGCTGTTGCGATCTGCTCTTCAATCGCGTGGCGCTTTGCTGTCAGCGCCTTTTCTTGAGCTTTGATATCCAACCAATCAGCGGCAAGAATATCGACATTGATATTGTCCATTTCGTTCTCCATTTTCGTTTTCATTCATTCATTCACATTTTCTACAGAAATTGGTTTACTCCGAAACTTTCAAGCTGTAAAGCTCTTTTTACAACAAATGTAAAATGGAGCGAAAAATGGACGATATGATACCTCTTGAGACAATAAGAGACGCCCTGCAAGACCGCCGACTTACAGTGGTCGCAGAAAAATCTGGGCTGTCGCACCCCACCGTGAAGGCCGTGGCTAAAGGCAATGAACGAATCAGTCTGAACACATGGAGAAAATTGTCAGAATATCTCACCGTGTATAAATAAAAGGTCACAAAAAATGACAATAAAAGTGGAAGAATACTGTTCAAAGCTGGGCTGGTATCTGGTTACGATACCCGCTGGCACAAAAGGCCCAACCCGTTTTGGCTGGCAGAAACCAGAGCAGGCATTGAGCGATCCAGAAGCGGCCAGAAAATATTACGAGCAAAACCCAACACATAATGTGGGGCTGTTGCATGGGGCGTCTGGAACCTGTGCAGTGGACATCGATCACGTCGAATACACCAAGCTGATCTTTGAAGAACTGGGCATCGATTTCTCAGAGTTAATGCAGTCGGCACCACAAATCATTGGGCGCGAAAATCGAGGCAAGTTAATCTTCAAGGCACCGCCCGATCTGATTACCCACAAAATATCGTGGCCCGTCGAGGGCGATCCGCGTAAAACTGAATGTGTCTTTGAGCTACGCGCCGGGGCAGTGCAGGATGTGTTGCCGCCATCAATTCACCCAGACACTGGGCGACCATACGAGTGGGCTGGTCGTTCTATCTTCGATGGACTGCCAGAGCTACCGCCGCAACTTCTGACAATTTGGAGAGAGTGGGATAAGTTTAGACCACAAATG